AATAAGCTGATGACGAGAAAGCGGCGAGCTTAGCTCTCTCTCAATCCCAAGGAAGATCAAGGTCGTAAAGACCATGGCCTCCACAGGAAAGCAGAGAGCTGAACCCATAGATGCGAACTTGGCAAGGCGTAAAACGCCATAGCCAGGTACATCAGCCTTACGGGACCTACACGATTGGACTGCCTCATGCAAATGAGGGAAATCCTCGAATAGGGCCCGAACATGCTGATTCGAAACACGATCGGAAGCCTCACTCAAATCGAGTGTGGCCAGATCCCCGCTGAGGGATCCGGAACGAGCAAGACGCTGATTAGGCGTCTGGTCGTCAAAACCGATAGTGCGCGAGAGGAAGTCATCCTCTTTAAGCGCACTCAAGAACGATCGCTTAAGAGCTTGTTGGCAATATTGCATTGCCGTAGGCTCAATTGCGATCACTCTAGGTGTTTTGAGCGTCTTAGGCACAGTGATAACCCGAACGGGTACCTCTGCGCCGGGTTCGAGGAAGTCGATCTCATGCTTATAGTTAGCGTATTCACGCTGACTAGAAAACATGAACTCGCTTACAGGAAAACACTTCTGCAAGCGACGAGGCCAGGCACGCTGATTATACTTACCATTGCTGGTAAGACGATCAGCGACAGCGCCCGGACCATGCTTCGGGATCAAACGACCCCAGTAGACATCTCTGTCTACCTTCGCAAAAACATCTGCGAAAAGCATATTCGACATCCGCTTGAAATCCTCAAGATAAAGGGGATCAAGCAGAGAATCGGATTCGCGAACTTCCTGCTCACACTGGACGAAAGCATGCATTGCTGAACGCTCGCGCTTAGCAGTGACAACCTTTCGGAAATCACCGCTAGAGTCTTGCGACTCAGGCAAAGCGATCTTGCTAAACATCAGCGTTAGCCGACGTATAGCATGGATTGCATCAATACACGGATCGTCCAGAAGCACACCGCTAACTGGATCGAACACACGTCCAAGGAAACCTCGCATAAAAACGGGGAGACCAGTAAGACGATCCTGCTTAAAAGCAGGAGCGTCCGAAGGGACGACGAAACCTTGGTCAAGCCACTTTTGGGTAGCTTTTCCAAAGTCCGCCAGGGTTATCGCAAGAAACGATAGCCCCTCG